TTCCACCACCGACGCGAGGGAAGAAGTCATACTTCAGGAACTCTTCGAGTTCTGCTTCGACTCGATCCTTACCAAACTTCGAGTAGAGAAGGTTAGCGTAACCACCATCAGAAATGGTATGGAACATTTCACTCATCTCGTCTGGGTTTGATGATCGTTCGGCAGAACCGATCGTTTCCTGTCCCTCGATGATGACATCAATCTTTGCAGCAGTTCCGTCACCGTTCTGCTTCATGTTCCAGAAAGGCGAAGTGTAGTTCGGGAAGTCTGTAATCATACAGGTTCCGTGATCGTTACACATCAGTTCTTCGTGTTCGTTTTCTAGTTCTCGAACACCATACTTTTTTGCCCATGTCGCGTATGCCTGTGCTTCGCACTGACCAAAACCAAGTTCAAGACAGAGTTCTCGTTCCATCACTTCAAGATCCCTTACATTGCCTGGCATCTCAAACTCAAACATTGGGAAGATGAGATCGTGCCTGCCTGGCACGGGGTTGGGTTCCTGTCGATAGGAAGTTGACACACAGAAATAACCAGTGTCGATGGGCTTGTTCAGGAGTTCATACTCCAACCACATCTGGCCAGTCTGTGGCAGAGGCCACACCTGTCCTGAGTAATCATAGGTTGAAACGGTGGTTGGATCCTCACACGCTGCAAGAATCGAAAGACGATTCTGGGTGTGAACCTCGACGAAACCCTTATCTAAAAAGAAATTTCGCATCTTACTAACTGCACTTGTAAAACTAACGGGATCAATTAACTGAGTCATATCACTTCTCCATAATAAAGTAATTCTTGTATATAGTCAAACTTTTCGCCAACGATTTAAACGCATCGTTGCTTCTAAACCAGAAACCGCATTATCATCCATAATCTTTTTAATTTCTTTTGGTGTAAATCTATACACCATGTCGTTGATATCCTTATCCTTGATACCATTTGGCCAAATACACACTGTCTTTCCTTGATCTATTAGATTCTCATTAAACTTTACAATCTGACGATTGCGTGGTTCATTGTCAAGAACATAAACCATATCACTATTTACAAACCTAGAAGGAACCTGATCAATTGCAGCAGCACCCACCATCGCCACCGTGTTGTCAATAAACAAACTGTCCAGTGGTCCCTCAACGACATACACACGCTTCTTCGGATTCGCACGCCACATACCATACCAGAGTCGTTCGATAGACTTGTCTGACTTCACGGTGATGTATCGTAGAGTCGTCCGAGCATTGAACTCGTCCTTCATCGAGAGTGATCTGCCCTGAACTGCAACTACTTGATTTTTCTTATTAAAGAATGGAATCACCAGTCGAGGTTCTTGGTTTGTCCACTGAGCAGGATTTAACTCTGGATCTACAACTTTCATATATCCAAGAAAGTTATCTGTATAATACAGCATATCATAGAACTTCTTTGGAATCTTTCTCATATCCACAAACTGTCGGCAGATATGATCTTCCTTAAGATCTTTGACACACAGCAGAGGTTTAAGTAGATCATCTTTCGGCTTGAACTTTGGTTTACTAAATATCATTTCCGTCCTCTTTACGTTATTAGATTTGCCACTCTTGAACTGCTCCATGGCATACTCTTTACACATCGACGGATCAACTTCTTTCATGAAGTTGTAGATGTTCGATCCAAACCCGCAGTTAAAACACTTAAAAAAGTAGTTGTTCTGCTTCTCGTAGAAGAATCCTCTAGCCTTGCTCTTGTTCTTCTGTGAGTCACCACAGATAGGACAGCGGCATTGTGCTAGGTTTCCTTTCTTCCAAGCGAACCGATCAAGTTTACCTGAAACTAAATTAATGAACTTTTTATCTATGTAAGATGTCATATCGTCCAGTCATTTACAGTCTTCGACGACTTGAACTTGTTGTCGAAGTTGCTCCCATCAAACCCACTACCGTAGCCGTTGCCTTCTTCTTGATTAGAATCTACTAGTGCTTGTTCATCAACACTAGAGTCTGCCAGTTTCATCTTGGCACGATTGATATCAAGAATAAACTTCCTGTTCACTGCTGTATCATTATACCTGTTCTTCAACTGCTTTACAAGTACTTGATTCAATTCATCCAACTCTTCTGTCGCAATCAGTGCGATCATAAAATCGGCAGTGGCTGGAAGTCCGAACGACTCAGATGTATCTTCAAGTCCAAAGTCAGAGTTTGTAAACCCACTTCGATTCACCTGAGTGGCAGAGAAGATAGGAACGTTCTGCTCCACGGCAAGACCACGAAGTTCTTCGGCGATTGACTTGATGATTGTGTATGAGTTGGCACCACCATTGGCCTTAACACGACTAGAAGTACAGATGTTGAGGTAATCAATAAAGATGATATCAGGAGTGAACTGCTTTTTCAATTTAAGTTCTTCAATGAGAATACGAAAGTGATTCGCATTCGCTGTAGCAGTTGGATACTCCTTGATAATCAACTTCCCACTAATTCCCCTCGTAGCGTTCTGTAGTTTCTTCTGATACATTTCGTAGGGAAGATCCTTGAGATCATCAAGTGTGATGTCCATAAGATTGGCGTCGATTCTCTCCGCAATCTTTTCTTCGGCCATCTCACATGTGATGTACAGAACGTTTTTGTTTTGTGACAAACACGCCGCTGCGTGGTGACACATGAACAAAGACTTACCAACACCAGTACCTGCCATGATAATGTTAAGAGTCTTGGCAGGAGTACCACCCTTGGTAATCAGATTCATAAACTCTAGATCGAAAGCAATCTTGCTTTCTACTTTGTGGTAGAATTCGTATCTTTCTTCTGAGTCTTCGAGGTAGTCGTGTCCGATGTGGGTGTCGAAGGAGACTGCGAGGGCGTCCGATAGGATGCTTGGGATTGCATTCTCTGTCTTTGATTTCGATTTGCCGTCAATGATGTGGATCGATTCCATGATCGCATTGTATACCGCCTTGTCTTTACAGAATTTTTCAGTTTGATCGACCAGCCAATTGAGTTTATCTGACTCAACGGCCTTCGTGTAGGAACTCATCTCTTGTTGAATGGATTTGAACTCATCGTCGTTCAGATCTTTTCGCTCATTCAACGAAATTTCAATCGCTTCTTTTGTCGGTGGTAGATTATATAGACTGAAGAACTCCTTGATCTCAGAATACACAATCCCGTCAGTTCGATCATGAAAGAACTCCTTACTCAAGTAGGGAAGAACTTTACGAGTGAACTCTTCATTGTATATTAGATTTTCTAGAACCAAACTTTCAATCGTTCTCATACTTTTTGATTTCACCTTCACTCAAAAGAGATGCCAGTATGTCACCAGCAACCTGTGTAAACTCTTCATCGACAACTTCGATTGGTGAGTCGAGTATATTATAGTCGAAACTCAACCGAAGTCTATCATTTTCTTCATCTTCTTCAAGGGAAACAGCACCAAACTGAAAGTCGGTGCCTTTGTATTTCCCCTCAGATACAGTGATGATATCAGTCTCACTCAGATCCATCTTGGACCTCTGGTTCTTCGTCTTCTACGGAAACACCATACTTAAATTCCTTACCAACGGCGACTTCCAATTGTGCCATAATATCATCGGTGAAATACTTTTCAGCATCTCGATATAGGGCCTTCTCGAACACCTTAGTTCCACATGGAAGTTCAATGCGTGTCGAAACCTTCTTGAAGATTTCATACTTCAATGCAATTTCAACAAGACCATAGTAAGGATGCAGTCCAGTTTCATAGTTCAAGATAACATCAACCATCGAATTCTCTTTGGTTACTCGACCCTTGAACAACTTACAATGAACGATGTTGCCAATGACATCAGTTCCTTCCTTCACCTTCTTCTTCGAAAGATATACGATAGTAGAAGCGGCATACTTCAGACCAGACCCACCACCCATCTCTTTCTGTGGGAACATGGAACCAATGACATCATAGGTGTGGTTGGTCATGATCATTGGAATGTTTGCTCGACCAAGTTTCAGAGTCAACACACGGAAAGTGGCCTTCACGATCTGGGCGCGAGTCATATCCTTAGTAGTCTTACCCTCTGCGGTATCAACCATTTCCTTGTTAGTCGAAAGCATACCAAGAGAATCAAGAACGATAAGCATAGGCTTACGATCCTTCTTCTTTAGTTCAAGGTAGTTATCAACAATCGTAATCGCTTGGTGTCGAAACTCCTCAATGGTACTAACAGGAAACACTGCAACTCTAGCAGGATCACAACCACGTTCCTTGAACATATCCGAAGTCACAGCCTGTTCTGTATCAAAATACAGAACAACACCATCAGGATTATCAATGAGAAACTTATGTACAATCCCAATAGTGAAATAGGTTTTCCCCGTAGCAGATTCGCCGGCGATTGCCATAATCTTATTATCAGGCATACCCCCATAAAGGGAACCAGATAGGAGAGCATTAAAACTGTAAGAACCAGTATCACAGAATCCATTGATATCACTTCCTTCCAACCCATCAATAACAGTTGATGCGTATTCATTACCCGAACTTGAAATAATTTCATTCAAAAAACTCATGTATTCTCCTTAAGCGAATAAACTTTCTAGTGTGTTTCGTTCTTCTGCTGACCATCCAATGACAGTCAGGATGTTAGACAAAGGATCTAGGAAACCCTTGTCGAACTGTGTAGTATAATCGACAAACCTGTTCAAGTCAAACTCTTTCGGAAGAGATGACGGAAATGCTACTACGCGATCACCGATGTGGTTTGGAACCTTGAGGTAAACAAACTTGATCTTGTCACCCTCTTGGATGATTGGATACTTCTTCTCAAGTTTCTTCTTCTTGAGATAATGATTATATAGAAGAGATCCCTTGACGCCGATCGGAGTTGACTTACGATAGATGTGAGTCGCATCGGCATAGTTACTGAGGTTGTTAACGCCTCGCGGGAAAGCAACAGTCTCGACATCGAGTTTGTTGAACTCGGTTCGGAAGTCGGCGATGTATTGTTGCATCGTCTCTTCGTCATCATACATGATGATCTTGATGGCTTTCTTAAGTCGATCACGAATGATCTGTGGTGTCGAGGATCGAGTAGTTTCGATACCCATAATTTTCATCTTGGGTGTTTCGTAACGAACACCCTCAGAGTCGATTACGTTGAGCATGTACCGCTTCTTGGCAGTCCAGATACCCTTGTCTGAGATGACTTCTCGATCCATCACCATCTTGTTTTCATAGGCGTTCATCAACTCCGAGAGTTCATCATACTTTTTCTTAATGAAAGGGAGTATGATTTCCTGCGAACTTTTGTCGAGGAAATTTGTGATCTTGTCTTTGTCGTCGCAATCTGGAAGAACACGATTAACAAGGTTACCAAGGCGCAGATATACAGAATCAGTATCACTTGCCACAATATAATCATAATTCTCAGTCTCCAATGTTTTGTTTAGGAAGTCGTTCAATGCAGTCATGATCCAACGAATACTCAACTGTCCAGACAGAGTGATAGACTCTGCCATCTCTGTCGAGTAGTAACGAAAGTATTGATTACCAATCGCACCGTAAGCACTGTTCAACTGAATCTTACGAACCTGCTGGAAGTTGTGGAACTTAGCGATTTGATAATCGAGATCCTTGTTGGTAGGATCTTTCTCCTTCTGCTTCTGACACTCGATCATCTTCTTCTTGAACTCTTTGCGTTCTGCATACATTTTGTTCATCAGCGAGGGCAAGAAACCCTTCGCATCAGTGCGGAACGTGTTACCTGTAGCAGCAACAGAAAGGTTCTTGTCCTTGTGCTTCTCGATGTAGGCCAGTGTCTCAGGAGTCTTGTCGAGAATCTTGTCAACATCAAGTCCACGCCAGATACCGTCGTCGGTAAGCGTCTCGGGACTGATGTTGTACATCTCGATCAAGTGAGGATAGAGTGAGTTGAGGTCAAATGACACAACCCAATCGTGCATACCAGTGATTGGTTCCTTCACATACGCACCAGCATACTGATCGGTTTTCTTACCGATAGTCTTCGGAGGAATCACGATGTTCTGTTCACGCAGATAGTGATAGATGATTGCGTCCCACGTTCGTACCTGTGAGAACACATCCTCGAAGTTAACCTTGGCGGAATACGCAAGTGCTAGAGAAAGTTCAATTAGTTTCAGTTTCTCTTCGAGTTGCTGAACGAGTTCAACGTCAACAATGTTGTACTCGATGAACTTCTGAAAGTCTTTCTTGTAGAACTCGCGGATCGAATCGTGTTCTGCATAGGATAGTTTCTTCTTACCGAGTTCTACAAAGGCAATGTGGTCGAGACGATACGACTCTTGGTTCACATAGGTGAAGGTCTTGTAGAGGTCGAGGTAGTCGATGACGGCGACACCATTGATATGGAACGCCGTTTGATCACGACCCATCTTCGTGATAGTCTTCTCCTTGATCTTGTTCCACGGAGAGATCTTCTTCGCTTCGTCTTCACCAAGCACTCGCTTGATACGATTCACAAGATAAGGAATGTCAAAGAACTTGACGTTCCAACCAGTCACGATGTCAGGGAAATCCTGCTGCCAGTGGTAGATGAAACGCTGAAGCATCTCCTCCTCAGTGAAGGCGGTATGAACCGTGATGTCTTTGCGATCAGTCTCAAACTCACCGAGGCAAAACACATTCATCTTGCCTCGCATCAGCATACTGATTGCAATGACCTTCTCTTCAGGATCATCTACCTGTGGGAATCCATACTCACACTCGGTTTCGATATCGATGTTTGCCACACCGATCTGAGACATATCATACTCGATCTCAGAGGGGAACTTGTCCGCAATGAAAGGGTAGATGTAGTCCGTGTTGCCGAAGATGCGGAACCCATTGATGTGCTTGTACTTCTCCACGAACTCTCGGCAGTCATGAATGGTGCCAGGTTGAACTGGCTCCAAACGATGACCGTCGAGAGAACGATGGATGGAAGTATCACTGTTGCTAGGCACAAACAGGGTAGGATGATACTCTACCCTGTCTGTGATTTGCTTTCCATTTTCATACCCGCGATACAGAACATTCTTACCGTAAACACAAACGCTTGTGTAGAATCTACTCATTCAGGAGGACTTCCTTGCTTACCATGGCTCCGTCCTTGTCTTCCAGAAAGGCAGACAAGAGAACCATGTAATTGATTACGTCTACTATTGTATCATTAAATGATTCGTTTTCAACATGCATCTTCCCACAATCAATAAAAGATGACAGCCGGCTCATCTTGTCAGTGATGCGAGTAAGAAAGCCTTGTTCTGTAGTACAAATGCCCATCGCTTCAACGCGAGTAAAATTGGCAAAAGGCTGATTACCATGATCCCCTGCATAGTCTCGATTCTTTAGGTTCATCAGTTCTCTTGCTTGGTTACAAATTTCAGCATGATAGATTAAAAGTTCATCGCGGTTCATATTATACTCCTGTTGAACCAAATCCGCCTTTGCGGTTGGTCTTTTGTGTTTTGGGTGATGCTTGGGTGTAGGTGATAAATTGTACTCTACGAGCGGGTTCGATAATTTCTACCTGTGCAACTCGATCACCATGCTTAATAGTGAAAGGCGTACTGGTCGTGTTCCATAGAGGAATGAAAACTTCCTCGCAATAGTCAGAGTCAATCACACCCTCTGCGTTGATGAGAGTTACGCCGTTCTTCCATGCAAGGCCTGATCGAGGATGGAGACGAGCAGAGAAACCAATGGGGATGTTCATCACCATACCAGTGGGGATCAATACACGGCACTTTGGTCCGAGTTCAAATGTACACATAGGTGTGTCGTCTTCGAAGACAACATGCGGTGTAGTTGTATGTGCTTGGTTATAACAGTCGAACCAATTGATGTCACGAATGGTTGGCGCAACATCTTCGGGAGTGACTGGACCACGCAGGTGTGCGTGAATATCATAACAGGCAGACTCATCACTGCCTAGTTTCAGTTCAAGTGTATTAGGATACAACTTGTGGATCTTCATCGTCTCGGACATATTATCTCCATAAAGTAAAAGTTATACGCAAAGTATAGCGTATTAAGTTCAATTGTCAAGTTTATTTACTAAGAAGTAACGCCGGTCCAAACTATGTTCGGAGCAGTACCACCGTATGTAACAGTGGCAGTTAGTGTCGCACCCGCTACTACATTGGATAGAGATATGTTGGTAATGTCGGCGTTAATCATAGTACCAAAGTCGATGGTAGTACCAGTGGTTCCTTGAGAATTTGTCAAAGTAACAAAACCAGTAAGATTACCAGTCATGCTTACCTCAGTGGCTGGGTAAGTTTGTCCACCTGATAATCCTATAGCGTAAGTATATCCAGTAGCACCAGAAATTGCAACACTATCATCATACCACTGGAACGTGGTGAGAGGTTCAGGAAATCCTGTAGAACCGTAGTTAATGAACGATATAATTTCTCCTACATCTGGATTTGTGGTCGATCCAGATGGAGTCCCTGTAAAGTAAGGAGCAAAGTTAGAAGGACCAGGCGATGGAGTCGCAGTTCCACCTGCACCACCAAATGCAGTAATACCGCCAATATAAATTCTATTTATAGCAGCAGTCGAGGCAACTTTATTAATTTTAATACTGCCGGCGTATATACTCATGTGCTAATAATCCAGTTTATCCTATTTATATATCGTTCATCAATATCGGCCGAGAGTGTGAATGACTTAGGAAATTATATTAGAATGTACTTGAGTTTTCACCTTTAACGCGAAGAAAAGGAAGAGTTGTATTAGATCCACTAACACCGCGAGAGAATAAAGATTGCCCTTTAACTTCTCCAAATTTAAACTGTACTTGAGTTGCAGCAGTTCCAAAAGAACTATTACGAACGATTGTGTAATCACCAGTATTTCTAGATGGTACTGGATCTATATCCAGCGTAGTTCCATCCATCTCTCGATTAAAACTACTATTGACACCACAATTATGATAGAAGTTACCCATAGAAACCGAAGTTCCCTTAGTATTAGGAGTTGTTGATGTATCAGATGGAATAGGTAAATTGAAAAAATCATCTGCTGTTATACCAGTAGGATAGTCTAAGAATATGTTATTATGAAAATCAGGACATCCTTGATTTTTGCTTCCAGCGCCGGCATTTAAATAAACTCCTGCTCCACCAGTGACTCCATTGCCGTCAAATATATTACCAATAATATATGTACCTCTCATATATGCACCAGATTGAAAAAGCATACCATATGAGGTAAAATAATTTGTTTTAATAATAGAGTTGAGAACTAAAATTGCACCCACGTCAGCCTGTTTCGCCACTATACCAGAAACACCATTAACAGATTCTACAACAGAATTAATTATACTAGAATCAGTAAGTCCTACAACAAATCCAGTATTGCTACCCGGATTAGTTTCGACCGTTTTCGTCTCAAGACTTATAACCTCACATGAATCTATTGTAGAATTTGATGTTGCAATTATTGCTGCACCAGCATTAGTATCGTTTCTGATAACTCGACATCTTCGTATCATAGATCCAGTTTGTATTTGTAGTATAGCATTGCCAGAATAATGTCCTGTAAAATTTACATTCTCTATAAGACCACTACCTCTGGCCCATTTTAAAAATCCAGCACCTAAAGCAACTTGAGGTCTACGATCTACTGATGGTATTGTGTTTATATCAGTATCATATCCTATGATAGTTGTTGGTCCATATGAAGTCCCTCCATCATCAAATCGAGTAGGTCCGTCTGTGGAGCGAAGGGTTAGTTGAGTGGTGCTTGCTATACTGATATCACTACCATCATCATTCCTTTTGATATAAAGAATATCACCCGACTTCAATGCTGTTATTACATTTTTTAGGTTAGTAGTACCCGAAGATGCATCGGGTAATGTACCGCTACCAGTGCCATCATAGGCGTCACCCTGCGATCCTCCGCTATTAGCACCACCAGCGTCTTCGTAATAGTAATAAGTTCCCGGCATACTTTAATTATCCTTGCTGAAAGTTCATAAAGACTGAGAGACGACTAATAAGTTCAGGAGTTCCTGTGATTTGGAATTCTAACATATCATTCTTGGCGTATTCGGCACTAAATCCACTTGTGTAATTTGCAGTCTGTCCACCAGCGAGACCAATAACTGCTGCGGTAGTTCCTGCTAAACTAAAGTTAGTACCTCGATTAATCTGAACACTTGCGGTTCCTGTAACATTTCCGAGAAGGAAGATACTATCAAGAGTACAACCAACAGGAATTAATTTATGACCTTTGATTCCCGAAGTAACCACATCACCAGCACCATCTACAACTATTCCTGAACTAAACGCTGATGTAACACCAGCACCGCTTGATGCACTTGGTGCAGTAGACTGAAAGGTTCCATCAGGGAAGGTGATACCAGCGGCATCCATAGAGATACCCGACTCAGCAATAAAAATAGGTTTTGCCTGTACTTTATCTGAACCTGCATAGAACTGATCTGCACTTGATAGGTAAACAGTTATTGGTTGATATGCTTTAACACCATTAGGAAATCCCATTTCCAGATATTTGTTTCCGCTCGAAACATTAAAATCTATTCCACCACCGCCACCACCATCAAACTCAATAGAACCTGTGTAATCTTTTGCGTGCCATTCGTTGCTCTGTAACTCACCACTGACATTTACATTACCACCAGCAGTAATACCACCATCACTAGAAACACCAGCGACATGGATTGTTGCGGTTGGATTGACTGCGGTCGTCTGGTGAGTTCCATCAGGGAAGGTGATGCCAGCGGTATCCATTGAGATACCCTTTTCTGTAACCAAAATTTGAGTTGCAGTATGTTTGGTTGCAGTTACCTTAAACGCACCACCTGATGATTGCGTTCCCATGATATGCACTTCGTTAGTTTTTAAGTGGACCTGTGATCCACTTGTTGACTTAAATCTTCCACTATTGGATATTTCGATGTCACCATCAGACAAAATCAAACCACCAGCAGTAATACCACCATCACTAGAAACACCAGCGACATGGATTGATGCGGTTGGATCAATACCTAGAGTAGATCCAGTTAGAACCATACCTGCACCAGCAGTTACACCAGATCCAGTAGGAGCAGTTGATTGGAAGGTTCCATCGGGGAAGGTGATGCCAGCGGTATCCATTGAGATACCTGCGGCAGTGACAAACAACTGATTCGATTTGCCATACCCGTTACCAACTTCTAAACTCTTACTCGAACTTCCTGCGTATAGTAAACGGGCTGTTGCTGCATCTGTCTTCAGACCGTGGCTGCTGGTATTTAATACTAATAACGTCACGGTATCAGATACAATTTTAGCATCCGCATTGTCAATAGTTAAATACTGAGTCTTGATTGGTCCACCAACGGTAATACCAGCGTCAGAAGAAATACCAGCGACATGGATCACGGCGGTTGGATCAATACCTAGAGTATGTCCTACACCAACAACGGTTGCTGATAAAGTCATACCAGCACCAGCGGCAAGGGTAGTACCAGCACCACCACCACCACCACCAGAAGAGTTGAGGGTAATTCCACCAACACCACTGGTTATTGTTATGTTAGTTCCGGCGTTTAATGTAATACCACCAGTCAACCCATTTAATGAAGTAACTGAATCAGGAGAGGAGGCATCACTGATAATATAAACAACATCACCAGATGGTCCTCCAGTAATACCATTGTACTGGGCCTGTGTTAGAGTTACAACACCCTCAACACTACCAGCAGTAACAAAACCAGCAGAAGAGGGAACATAAGGTGAAGTAATTCCACCAGCAGGTCCAGCAGGTCCAGCAGGTCCAGTATCACCAGATGGACCAGTGTTTCCTATAGGCCCTGTATTACCCTGCAAATCATTGGGCGTAAGGTTCTTTATTGTAACCTGACCACCCATACCACTGTGATATTGACATCTATAGTATAGAGTATCTGGTGCATTATAAGGAACCGTAAATGTTATATCACCACTATCTGCTCCTGCATTTACAACTCCCGTAGTGTATAGATTACCAGAATCATAAGCACCGCCGTTGTCTGTGGTCTGTAGATGGAATGGATGACCACTGACACTTCCTGCAAGAGAGAAAACATATTTCTGTCCACGAAGAAGATAAATCGTATCTTGTTGAACAGTATCGATAAAGTATTTGTTTCCACCCGCGTTGGCGACAGTTACAGCATAAGTTTTTGCCGTTACTTGTTCACCAGTGTTACCTGTGGCACCAGTTGCACCAGTACTGCCAATAGGACCAGCAACGGTAGAATCAGCACCAGTGTTTCCTGTGTTTCCTGTGGCACCAGTATTACCAGTGCTACCAATAGGACCAGCAACGGTAGAATCAGCACCAGTGTTTCCTGTGTTTCCTGTGGCACCAGTATTACCAGTGCTACCAATAGGACCAGCAACGGTAGAATCAGCACCAGTGGGACCACTTGGACCAGAAGGTCCAGTGTTTCCTGTAGCACCAGTGTTACCAGCAGGCCCCTGAATACCCGCAACCTCACCAAGAGAAATCCATTCACTACCACTCCATCTATAGACAACGGAACCGAACGCTACGGTATCACCAACGGAAGGATTGTTTGGAAATAAGGCCATGTTATTCTACCTGTTTACTGTATATATATCCTACATCAAGGAGTGAAATCTTCGGCGGGCGTTGGATCGTATGTAATATCCTTCAATGCAGCAGCATCAGTGAGCATCTGCGTTGCTGTTGCAACGAGAGCGTCGATGAGTTGTTCATCAAGGGCGGTGATCGGAGCGATCTCCTTGAAGTCATAACCGAGAGCGTTGAGTCTCGTCTGCATTGAGTTCACATTAGAGATAAGTGCTGAGTAGTGTTGAATTGTATTCATAGTTTTTTTCCTTTAAAAAGTTCGGTGTTGAATAGTGTTCATGTTTTTGCTAAGACTTTGAATCGAAGAACGTCACCATTTGCGAAGTTGGTTCCAGCGGTAGAGAATGATGTGGTCAAACTGTAGAAACGGAGGAACCCTTGAAAACCAGCGATAGGATCTCCACCATCTTCAAACGAGCCACCATTGAATGAGAACAGCAATCTGTACTGCGCCCAGTAAGCGTCGATCGCCGCGGTATTGCTGAATATATAAACGATATTTGATCCGCTTCCGCTGGTGAACGCCCCCTGATTGCTTGCTTCGGCTCCGTTCCACAACCTCGGTTGCCCCGCGGAATACTGTAGATAATTGTTCACCCATGTCGTGCTGATGATTTCCAATCCGGTGCTGGTGATGCTGCTTGCTACGTTTGCGTTGGACATAGTCCAAGTGGTGTCTTGGAGAACAACCTCTTGAGCCGGAAAGAATAACCATTTATTACTCATAGTTTACCAATCAAGAAAGAATAACCATTTATTAGTCATTCGGTATAACTCACAGAAAATGTGACATTCGCCGGACTACTGATTGCGGTAACATCAAGCCATAAACGCGAGCCGGCAGCAACGGCGAGGTTGTTTGTAATCGAGAACACCCCACTAGAAGTCGTCACACTTGCAGACAGGATGGTTACAGTACTTCCTCCCGATGTTGTATGTTTCAGAATTGCAGTGGCTGTACCAGCCGTAGAAGTAATATAGTACCCCGTGATTGTTCGAGCCGATGCTGCATATGGATCCAGAGTGTATTCCTTAACAATCGGCGCCTCAATCTGTCCTGTGTAACTGCTCGTCCGTGGTGCGGCTGTTGATTGGAATGTGTTATCACCGAAGGTTATTCCTCCGCCTAGAGTGATACCAGAAAGAACTGCAACACTCGATGTCATTACTGCACCTGCTGCTGTCACATTGGTAGCATCGGTGACATCAGCACTTGCCTCCACACCATCCAACTTCGATTCCTGTGCATCTGTCATCAACCTCTTGTTAGACGCATCGGTAAAGTTGGCTGTGCCGAATGTGGGACTTGCACCTGATACAACGGATTGATCTAATGCCTTCACATTTGCAATAGACGTAAGTTCAGAATCCATTAATGCACCAGCAGATGTTACATT